GATATTATTGACAATCCTAATATATTAAACAATGAGGATTTTGAAAAAGACGAAGCTAAAAAAGTATTAAAAAATTCTACATATTTCGTATCTCAACTTAGCTATGAAGTTTTGCCTGTTCATATGATTGATATGGGTGCGATTCAACAATCAAAAGCAGAGGATGGTTCTAATAGTTTTCGCCGCGAATATTGCGCGCAATTTGTTGATGGTAGTGATGGATACTTTTCCGCTAAAAAAATGAAAGAAGCTACGGTGCCACCTAATAGCTACCCGACTACTAAGGTTGCGGCGGACAACGACAATCCCTGTATCCTTGCTATTGACTCAAACTTTTCAAATGCCAAGAACGCAGATTATTTTGCCATGTGTTTATTAGAGTTGGATAAAGACGCAAACGGAAAAGAGATTGCATATTGCGTTCACAACTACCAAAGGGCGGGCGGAAATGTTAGCGACCATATTAAATATTTTTACTATCTACTCACAAGTTTTCCTAATATTAAGATGATTGGAATGGACAGCGCGGGCGGAGATCAGTTTTGCGGTGCAGTAGAAGCATCAGAATTATTTAAAGATTTCCCTAAAAAATTAGGGCTGTTTAATTTTGATTCAGATAAAGAAGGTAACGATTGGATCGCAATGCTGGACGAAGCAAAAAGAGAATATAATCCAGACACGGGAAACATTATGATGAAACAATATTTCACATCTAAATGGATTCTTCGCGCTAATGAATATTTAGTTAGTTGTATTGAGCATAAAAATTTATGGTTTGCGTCGGCAGCTTCGGCACATGATAATGCTTTCAATACCATTATGAATTCTAACATCCCATTGGATTTAGTATTCGGTCAAAAAAACTTAGATGTTGCGGATGATCCCGATGATCCTGATGCCACACAAAAAATGGGCAATGGAGACTTTATTGAATGGCAAGATTATTTAATTGAAGACGTTAAAAACCAATGTTCAAGAATTTCGCCGCAAGGGGGCGGGCCGTCCGGTATTCCCCGTTTTGATTTGCCCGCGAATATTAAACGCAGTTCTTCTAACAAAAAAATTCGTAAAGATAACTATTCTGCATTACTTATTGCAAATTGGTGTGCTAAAATCTACCAAGACCTAAAAGATCCTAATAAAACTCGCTTAAACCGTTATCAAGACTTCGGATTTTGCGCTCCCATCGTCGCCGCCAAGTATTAAACGCAAAAATAACCACTAAACCCCTAAAATGTAGTGTAATCTAACAAAAGGAAAAAGATAAAATGGCAAGGAAAAAGGTCAATATTAGCACGGCAGAAGTTTTACCAAAAAATGAAGTAAAATCCAAATATGGTAAAGATATTCATTTTGCTGTAGCGTCAGAAATTAATGAAGTTAAGGGTAGTGCTTCCGTGCCATCTACAAGTTCTTCTATGCGCGGAAATGTGGCGGCGGTAATTCCCCCGACAGTTCAATACGCGAACATATTTTTAAATTCTGTAACTCCTTATCCATACGGAACTTCCGCTTCGTATAATGGAGGCGCGGGGGGCGCTGGTTACGGATACAACAATGGGGCGCTAGGAATCTGGCCATCAGCCGCCATACAGGTTGTTCAAGCTGCCTACACTAGCGTTCCTAAGATTACTACCACAATTAATTTACTTACTGAATTATGTGTAGGAGATTTAATTTTTAAGGGAGGAACAACTCAATCACGTTCTTTTTTTAGTAATTGGTTAGAAAAACTTAATTCTTTTGATCTTCAAAGTCAATTTTTCTTGGAGTATTGGCGTTCGGGCAGCATTTATTACTACAAACTTGACACAACACTGAACAAAAACACAGTTAAAGAATTTAATCAGGCGTTCGCGGCCAATGTTGAATCTGGCAAAAAACTAACTATTAAGTATCTACTACTAAACCCCTCATCTATATTTGTCTATGGCGGCAGTGCATTTTGGAATCCTACATACTATAAGGTATTAAATGCTTATGAATTGTCCGCGCTATTTAATAATCCTTCTGTTTCTGATACTAAATTAATTGAACAAGTGCCGGAATTAAAAAAAGTCGTTGATCAATATAAAAAAGGTAAAAAGAATAATTATGGAAATCCTACAGGAACTATGGTAGTTAATTTGCCACTATCTCCTGAAAAAGTTGTTGCTGTTAGTATTCACCGTCAAGACTATGAAGGTTGCGCGGTTCCTATGTTCTATAATTTGATGCCATTACTGGAACAAAAGATGGAGTATTTTAAAATCGACATGGCCATCAATAGGCAAATCCTTCAGGCTAAACTACTTGTGACGGCAGGTGATGCCGAGCTAGGCAGCCCGAGCCCAAAGCAGATCGCGGCCCTTCAAGAAGTATTTAATTCAAATTCTGTTCTTCAGGTTGTTGTTGGTGACTATACGATGAAGGGGGAATGGCTAGTTCCTAATGTCGGTGAATTATTTTCTCCAACCAAATACCAAGCCCTTGAAGACGAGATCCGAGAAGGTTTAAACAATGTATTATTAGGTAAAGAAACTTATAGTTCTGCCAGTATTAAAACAGATGTATTTATTCAAAGATTAGAATATGCCCGCAACTTATTTTTGAATCAATTTCTTATTCCGCAAATGGAAGATATTGCAGGTAATTTTGGGTTTAAAGACATTCCTAAAGTTGAGTTCGTCCCATTGCAAATTAAGGAGAGGGCAACTAGGGAGCGCGTGTTGACTCAAATGGCACAACTTGGACTATTAACCGACGAAGAACTTATTACCGCCCTCGAAACTAATGTTTTACCCACAAAGTCAGAAAGTGTTAAAAATCAAACTGAATACAAAGAACTTAGGGATAAGGGGCTCTATCAACCTTTAGTTGGTGGCCCGAAAGAGGGAGATATGGCCGGGGGCAGACCTGCGGGGGCAAAAGCCCCGCAAACTACTAAGAAAATTTCTACGCCGGGGACGGTTGGCGCAGCAGTGACATCATCCGCCGCTACCTTAAAAGAAGCATTTTCCTCTGCTATCATGCTAGAAAAGAATGTAGAAACACAAGTTAAGAAGAAATATAATCTTAAAAAACTCAATAATCAACAAAGGGAGCTTGTTGCTAATCTTTCTGAGCAAATCATTATTAACGAAAAGCAATCTGATTGGCCGAATAAAGTTGATGAGTATATGGATTTGAATCGTAAACCTACGAGGACTCCAGTTTTGGAAGATATTACTCAATTAGCGGCAGATTTTGGTATCCCACCTTATTCAGCAGCGTTGTTTTATCACTCACTAAGAGAAGTAAAAGATTAATTGTTACAATTTCGTAACAAAAAAATTTAGCATTTTCCTAATCTAATGGTGTAAAATGATGCATGGTTCCATTAGACTTTGCATTTTTCGCCGATAAGCCCGTAGTCTGGCTCAGACTCAAGAGCGTTTTAACAGAAAATGCTTTTATAACCGAATTTAATAAATCAGGCTTAGTATCATTTGATGTTTTTTATCCTTATGATTATTTAATGGATATTGCAGAATGGTCCGAAGACAGGGTAACTTGGAACGAATTTTATACAATTTAATTAATTTATATGTATATGAAGGGAGATGTTCATGTAGATCATATTATTCCGTGCAAAATTTGGGATTTGACTCGCGAGGGCCAGCAAAGGCGTTGTTTCCATTATACGAATTTGGCTTTTATGTGGGGAGATGACAACGTTGCAAAGAACGATAAAATTTTGTATCATGGTAAGTTAATTAGCGCTAGTAGTTTGAACAAATTTCAAAGGCAAGAGATCATTGATGCAATTCCCATTCCACCCGATCTTGAACTTAAAACACATTATTTAGAACATTCTACAGCGTTAATGCTGCCCATTGCCGGAACAATTAAACCCTTTATTTTAGTGTAATTATTGATTATGCCGCAAAATACTTTGAAATTAAAACAATTGGATTTAGTTCAATTATCTGGTTATATCACGGGTGTTGGTAATGTATATTATTTGCCCGTCGCAAGCGGTATTTATCTTGAGGGACTTATCACGGGCGCGGCCAGCGGATCGTTCCTACAAGTTTCTGGCTCCCAATACATTATTAACCCCGATTTGTCTGGAATCGGCGGCTTACAAGTCATTAGAAGTGGCAATAGCACCATTTTATTTAGCGGAGCACCTAATACTTCCGGCGATTTAACCGGCGCGTTCTATCCTCTCTACGCCAACCCATCTAATTATGTCACGAGCGGAGACATTACTAACACAAGTGGCGTATTATCTGGCCAAATTCATTCAACGGGAGAATCCTTACTCGCCCTTATTAACGCTGTCTCGGGGCAATCTCCCCTTAATGTAGTTTATACAACCGGCAATCAAACCATTTCCGGACAAAAAAACTTTGTTGATTTAATCGCTTTTAATGGGACTAGACCATTTTTAGCTAGCGGATTTTCAATGCCCACAATTATTTTAGATAATAACGGATATTTCTATGATTACATTGTGGATTTAGGAATAAATTTACAATCAGGGTATTTGTCTCGGGTATATGGCATACCAAATTTAAGTTGGAAAAATCAACAATTGTCGGGCAATTGGTCAACCAACACCTTTCCTTCATTAAGTGGTCATTTAATCAACAAAGGTTATCTCGACAGCGTAAGCGGAGCGTTCGGAGCCAATACCGGCGTTTTAACAGGCTCTTTTTACCCCCTCAATTCCAATCCGTCCGGCTACATTATCCCCGCAGAAACCGGGCAGTTCGTTTCAATTGCTCAAACAGGTCAATTTGTTTCAACTAGCGCAACCGGAAATTTTATTACTACTGCTCAAACGGGAGCGTTTTATTCTATTAATAATCCAAGCGGTTATACAATTTTATCTAATTTACGTTCTACTTGGGTAAATTTATCCTGTTCTACAATAACAAATTGGACGACTAACCCATTAACCTTTGAAGATAAAGCAAAACTTGCACTAAGCGGAACTTCTACATTAAATATTAGTGGTCTATATGATGGATGGATGGGAGTGCTTCAAACGGTACAGTCTGGCAGCGGTTTTAATTTATTATTACCCTCTGGAACCAAAGTTGCCAATAATGGATCGGGTATCGTTTATTTAACAACGGGGATTTCGGGGGCCATTGACACGATTAGTTTTGCTTATGATGGCACGAATTTATTTGCCAATATCGGCAATAGGTGGACATAATGAGTTATTTTATTAATAGCGTTCAAGAACAGTCGCCCGTTTTAAATGGATTGATTGGTTGGTGGAAAATGGACGAAGGAACCGGACTAACGACTAAAGATTCCTCTATCTTAGGCAATAATGGCACGTTAACTAATATGCCAGTGTGGGTGGGAGGAAAACTCGCTGGGCATTCTTTAAATTTTAATGGAAGTAATAATTATGTAGATATAGGTGCTGGGAAATTGAAAGCTTTTGCGACGATTACTATCACCGCTTGGGTAAATTTAACCGGTATTGGAACGACTGATAATTTAGGAATTTTTGTCAGTGATGCTGTTTCTGCGCCCTATAACGGATATTCTGTGTATATTAGAAAATCAGATGGCGCAATAGGAAAATATTTTAGCAATTTTATCTATTCAACAATTAATAAAATTTCTTTTAATGTATGGTCTTTTATAGCCGTTTCATTATTAATTAATGCTTCTGGAAATATAAACGTTAGTAAAAATGGTGCGGCGTGGGAAACAATCTTTTCTGGGGATACTTCTTTAATGAATAGCACCGTATCCACCAATATCTCAAATATTGGGAGGTGGTCAGGGGGGCCAACATTATACTCAAGGAATGATTGATGATGTAAGAATATATAATAGAATACTTGATCAAGGAGAATTAGCAATATTATACAATGCATGGGCATAAGGTGGATATTACTTGGAGATTCTCGTGTAATATTAACTAATATGAAAAAGTCATTTCTATTAATTATTGCTATATTATATGTGAGTGGTTGCGGCGTTTATTATTCTACTAAGGATAGTCAGACTATTTCGCGCGGGGTTTACGCGGCCTCTTCCGCCACCGACAATTCACGATTTGATTTGACCAAAAAGTATCTTGACGAAACAAAAAAAGTAATCGTTCCACCAAAGAAACCCATCAAAATAACGCAGATTTCCCAAACGAAAACAGACGCGAAAGGTGTTAAAACTAAAGAAGTTGTGACAATTCTGCCCGAAACCGCGCGGGGTGACGTTGTTAAAGTAAACTCGGCGGAATTCACGGCGCTTTTGAAAGATCGGGACGCTAAAAAAGCCTATGAGCAGGGAGAATTGGGTTGGAAACATTTCGGCGATGAAGTTGGAGAACAATTGCGGAAAGATGCAGCTAATCAAATTAAGAAAGATGAATTGATTAAGAAACAAATTGATCAGATTAAATCTTTGAAGTGGTATCGTAACATAATTTGGGGCGCGTGTTCGATTGTTGGTTTGCTAATTATTGGGTATATCTTGTTAGTTGTTCTTAAAATAGGAGCGCGGGCGGCGTTATGAAAAACTTAATCATTAAACTATGGAATCATGTATGTTTTTGGTCAGAGAATTATATTATCATTCCTTTATATTTACTTGCTATTGTTAGTTCGGCGTATTTATTTAAATTTGTAACCGGTTATAGTTCCACGGAAGATATTGGCGCGATAATCGGTTGGCTTACGCAATCTCTTGGCGTTGTGCTAGTTATGAGCTTAACTGGTTTTTGTCAATACCTTCTTTATGGTTATAGAAACAAAGATAACAAAGGTCCATTATCAGGGGACATTCACGATTCATGCGTTACTTCATTTTTATTAGTCTTATTTTCTGTTTTAGTTTTTGGACTCCTCAAGTAAACGGTGCTTTATTTGATTTACCGAAAGTAGATGGACTAAGTGCTGCCGGAAGGCAATTAGTTTACGATTTCGAGGTGGGCGGCGGCGAACCATATTACAATAAGTTTTTGCAAAGGATTTCGTGGCCGGGGGCGGCTAGCGGTGCGACGGGCGGGATTGGTTATGATTTTGCGTATAGTTCCCCCCAAAACATTAGGAAAGATTGGGTAAATTTACCGGATAGTTATTTGAATAGGTTAGTAACCGCCTCGGGTAAAACAGGCTTATCGGGAAAAATCAAAGCAAAAGAATTAAATGATATACTAATTAAGTGGAAATTAGCGGAAGAAGTATTTGATAATGTTACCGTCGCACGTTATTGGCAATTATGCGAAAGAACTTGGCCGGGATTCAATGAATTAGATGAAAATGTTCAATCGGTGCTATGGAGTCTTACGTATAATCGGGGCGGCAGTTTGGCGGGACCGTCACGTATAGAAATGCGCGAAATTGCAAGATTGACCCCGAAAAAAGATTACAAAGGTATAGCGATTCAGATTAAAAAGATGAAACGGTTATGGGAAGGTAAAGGGATGCAGGGTTTACTCGATAGGAGAGACGCG